ACAGCATTTTCTGTTCTATCTGATCTTACATTTTCCAAACCTTGTGCATCTCCACCATGTGGTTTTGGTTCTAATTGTGGTTGCTTAGGTTCAAATTCAGATTTATGGACCAACATGCCGTTCCATTCTCTAACCATTTCATTATATGGAAAAGCCATTCCTGATCGGTCTGATATTGCCTGTGCGTATTTTCCTCTTGCGTATGCCATTATATATTAGGGTAATAATTCTTCGGAGTTATATAAGTGCTTGCTGCAGATCCGTCTTCTGACAGGGCACGTGCCAATTCGTCTTCATAATAAAGTTTTAATTCTTGTGATCTTTGTGGTGTAAATTTTTGAGATAAATAAAAAGCTAATCCAGAAACTAAACAAGGCATAAATCTGTAAGGAGCATTTGATGCATCTGTATATGTTGCATCAAAATCCTCTAATCTTTTTACATAATAAATATGCATATCTTTAGAAGCTGCTGTTGAGTCTGGTGTTGGGTAAACTGTAACTGTAGTTTTATCTACAAATCTTTGTACAAAATATTGAGAAGGTGTTCCTTTAGATAATTTACTTGATAAAGCAGAATAAGCTGATCTTGCTATTTTAGTCATTGAAGAATCAGATTGAGTTGTTTGTGTTCTATTCTGTCTATATGTTGCTTCTAATACATCAGCCATTCCGTAAACACTTGCTGGAGCAACTGTTGTAGAACTTGTACCATCACTACTTGCTCTGTAGAAAGTATATTCAGCTTGTCCTTCAATTAAATCAATATTAGTTTCAGCTACTTGCCAATAATGTAAACCTCTATTTCCCCATTCTTGAAATAAAAGATTTAAAGATCGTCTAGCTGTTTTTAATTGATAACCACTTACTGCTGAAATACCAAGTCTCTCGTAAGCTTCTTGTATAATTTCATCAACAGCAAATGTTTTGTCGAACGTTACTGTTCCAGAAGTAGTATTAGCCATGCTCTACCTCCTAATCTGAATATAACTTTTTAAACTCTGCTACAATCGTATACATGTTCGCGGCATCAGCTGTGCTTGGAACAACTAAGTTTACATCACTCTCATTGGTATTTGATGATTTGTCAGTTTTAATTCCACCAAATTCTCTAAAATCCCAATAGCCTGATCCTGTTAAACCAATAATTGGAATATCACCATCATCATCTTCTTCATCTAAACGTGCGTATGAATCTCCACCATCACCACCTTGACATGAAAACCATACTCTTTGTAATACTAAGTGTACGCAAGAGGAACCTTCGTTGTTTGCTGCCATTGCAGAAACATCTCCAAATACAGTTGTTGCACCTGTTCCGTCTGATTGATTTACTATTTTAATAACAACCCTTGCATCATTTTCTTGCAAGATAGTTGGTCCTGTTACTGTGTCTGCCATAATCCCTCCTTAATCAAGATTACTAGATGGGGCCGAAGCCCCATCATAAATTTATTTATTATTCAAAAACGTGTCTACTAATTGATTGGTAGTGTACGTTTAATGCTTCAGCTGCTGCTGCACCTGCTTCAATACCAATGTATGGAATTAAATCCACATCATCAGTTAATGCTGCAGTTTTAGTTGCTGCTGTTCCAGGTTGTACTGCTGTTACTGCTGTACCTCCTGTAGAACCTGAAGTTTCAGTAACATTATACTGTATACCATTTACAAAAATAGTTGCTTTTCTAGAGCTGTCTATTTTAATTTTTAAATGATATTGTGTATCTGCTGCTACTTCAATTGGTAATCTACTAATATAATCAGTACCACCAATGCTGTGAACAAAATGCCACTTAGCAAAATCAGTAAAAGCTTCACTGTTTGTTGCATCTGTTTGATATTTAAAAAATACTTGGTTAGCATCAGTTGCAACTAATTGATCATTAGTTAACTTTAAGCCAGCCCATACTTTTTGGTTATCAAGTGCAGGTAAAGAAATTGAACATTCCCATTCAACTTGATTCTCAGTACCAAATAAAACTTTAGACCAAGCTGATTGGTTAGTGTCTAAATGTGGTAAAAGAATTGCCTGATCCTGATCTGCACCAGCAGTTGTCATTAAGATTCCTGCTTGAGTTCCTGGAAAAGTTGTTAAAGCAGTTGTCATGTTAGTACCTAATGTTTCAAAGTTTTTGTTCGCTGCTTGTGTTACTGCTAACGCTGATGCATCATCCGCGTCAGGGTCGATGATATTTATCGCATTAAGACCTGGTCTTTGATAGAAAGGCTCATAAAGATAATATCTTCTAGCATCATGTAATCCAAAACATTGAGTTCTGTCGTGAACTACACCTGTAGATGCTGTTTTACTGATTAGCTGTACGTTGTTCTCTGAACGAACCGGACCGCTAAATGTTGTATTTGCCATGATTATATCCTCCTAGTTTTCCGAATACTGTCTCTAGGCCGTCGACTATACTCGTCAGTATTCTATTAATAATTGTATAGTGATTAAAGTATATATGAATTTTTGGTAGAGTGCAAGAGGTCCTATACTAAAAGTTTGATTTTAGCGATGTGGCGTTTATTTAAGTAGCCACAGAAACTTGGGGGGCAGCATTTTGAATTGCATTTTCTCTATCTGCAATCTTAGATTCTTCGAGCTTGATCTCAGTGATAACTTCTCTAATCTTTTTATCAATTTCGACCATATTGAGAGTATATTTTCCATTTTGCTCATACTCCAACTGCCACCTCAGCTCCAAGGACCGTTTTTGTTTGTACAGGTCTTGTACCATCTATAACCTCCTCATAGGTTATTCTGTTTATCTTGGGATCGTTCATTTCTCCAAGATACTCCCATTTTATACTCTTATCTCCCAGTTTGTCAACTATTGAATTTTCAATAGATTCAACACTGTCTTCAGCCAGAACTTCAAATTCTGTGCTATATTGATATGCATGTATTTTTACTAGGAATTTTCTCATTTTCTCACCATTTATATATTGAATGTGGCGGTTTTAAGGCCGCCACATAAATAAAGTTAATTACGCACCTTCACGCCAAAGATACCTCTAGGGTCTGATACGCCAAAAACGTATCTTTCTCTAGCTTTGTATCTAACGTTGCCAGTATCGAAATCACCTTCCATCTTAGTAGATAGAGGAGTTCTTTCGAAATGTTTCATACCATTTGGCACATCTGTTTTAATGAACCAAGCATCAGTGTCTGTTAAGAAATTGTTAACAGAGTATCCTTGAGGAATCATCCCCATAGATTTGATAGCATTGACATCATTATCAGCAGTTCCAACTCTACCAGCAGAAGCCATAAGTCTTTCAGCTGTGAATTGTAGCGCAGATGGGATGATCATCTTCATACCTTTAGCAGCGATTTTTAAACCTCTTTCATCAGTCATCGCAGCGATGTCGATTAGCGATTGTTCTAATGAAGTTTCGTTTAAATCCGCAGCAGTTGCTAGAGTGTTTGAAAACGATCCAGCAATTGTAGTATGCGAAGTGTTAAATAGAGATACACCGTCACCTGAAGTGAATGTGCCGAAACCATTGTTTAATGGTGCCGCTCCTTTAACTTGTTTAGTTTGAGCCATAGATCTTGCTAGTGCTTTTGTATATCTAGAAGCCAGTCTATCATACAAGTTATCCTCAATTGCTTCCTCAGTGATAGCAAAAGCGAGAGCAATTGTCTCGTTAGTGTATCTAGCTGTGAAAGTTTCTTGAGCATTATCATATGATACTCCTGAACCTTCTGGTTTTACTTGTGCAGAAGCGAAACCTGACAACATTACTTCCTCTTCGAAAGCTCTGTCAGATGACTCTGTAGTATAAATTTCAGATGTCTGATTTTCATACTGTTTGTATTCCAGGCCAAATAGTGCATTTAAACCTGGCTCTAGTTCTTTAACTAGTTGATTACGTGATATAGCCATAATTTATTCTCCTATTATATCCCTGTGTCGTCCAAGAAGAAAGATTCATTGATAACAACTCTCCATACCACACCTGCGGCAGTTAAGTCTCTGTTATCAGGATCTCTAGATAGACCGACAATTTTAAGTTGCTTGGAAGATCCAGCAGCAATATCGCTGTCATCTAGCATCGCACCCGAAACATAATTCGGACTTGAGCCAGCTGCATAAACAATATCAGCTACTTTTCCAATGTCACCTTGAACCGCTGTTCCAGTGTTGTCAGCTCTTATCTCATATTGCT